GTACGAGAATTCCTGCGCATAACCGATATTGACCGGGGTCTGGCCCGCGATATCGTTCCTCGTGATATACAGCGTACCCGGCCCGAAGATAGCCATAGGCACACTGTTCGTGATGACGCCGACCATAAGACTGGCTCCTTTAGCTGAGTTCGGGGTAGCTTACCGAGTAAACATTCCCCGCCGCTGTCGCGAAGAAGCCGAAGTCGATCTCCGGCATCATAAAGTCGACCAGCTTGTGGGCGCGCGTAAGCTTCGTGCTCACGCAGGCAAAGAACCGCGCGTAGTACGGCTTGTTGTAGAGCGACGTGGCGTAGTCGATCTGGAAGGTCGGCGTCTGGCCGATCGGGGTGTTGGTGACCGTCAGAAGCTGGCCGCCCGTCGCCGTCTTGGCGTAGGTGATCAGGACGCCCAGCGCCTGATCGGCGGCGGCGAAGGTGTAGACCCCGGTCGTCTCGTTGACCGAGTACTGCCCCGTCGTCGGGCCGGCCGCGACCTTGGCAAGCGGTAGGCCGCTCAGCGCAAAGCGGACGCCCAGATCCTGATTGAAGGTGGCCGAGCCGGCGACTGTGACCGTATAGGGGCCGGGCGTGGCAGGGATGCTGACGGCTTCCCCCTGCACCATCTGAAGCTGCCCGCTGGCGAAGCTGGCGCCATTGAAGACCGCATTCAGCGCGATGCCCGAGACCGTGGCGGCCTTGACCTTGCCACTCGCCTTGATCGTGCCGCGCGCGATGACCAGCGGATATTGGTTCTGGCCATACAGCTCCTTGGATTCAGCCGATTCGTCGTAGCTGAATTCCTGGGCGTAGCCGATGTTGATCGGCGTCTGGGCCGCAACATCGTTCCGCGTGACATAGAGCGAGCCGGGACCAAAGATAGCCATCGGGACGCTGTTCGTGATGACGCCTACCATGGTTCAACTCCTAGGGCATGAGGATCTTGATGGGGATGATTGCCATGCCATCGCCATCGATGTCGCCGGGATCAAAGAAGAGGTCCCCGTCAATGTAAGCCGTATGGACAAGGCCGCCGAGGTCCAAGCGGCCATCGTAGGTATTGGGCTTCATGACTTCCTGCACCGCATCGACCAGCGGGTTCAGAATCTTGCTTCCCGAATTGTTGTCGTCGGCCTGCTTCGCATTCGTGTAGATGAAGACGAGCGCCGTAAGCGTGCGGATGGATAGGCCCGTCGGACCGCTCCGGTAGTTGGTTTCACGCTCCGTCAGATACATCGCGGGGCGCTTTTCCATGGGGCAGTCACCCCAAAGGACAAGCTTCCGGCTGGAGAAGACAAAGGCCGGCGTTACCCCGTCGGCCAGCGTCGCTGTGTTCAGCTTTGCGAAGAGTGCCAGGAAGACCTCTTCCCGCGTCGCCAGCCCGCTCATTTGCCGCTCCGGTCGCCAAGAACCGCTGTGTACACGCCCTTCAACTGCGAAAGGATCAAGTCCTTAAGCTCTGTCAGGGCCGCGCGCATATAGGAGCGCATTGGAATCTTCGAGCCGGGGTGGTTGACGCTCTTCGCGAAGACCACGTCGGCACCCTTCATAAAGCGCAAGGCCAGCGCATTCTTGGGCGTAATCAGGTGGGCTGCCGTCTGTCCGCCGAACTCGTGGATAGCCGCATACTTGACGTTGCGCGTGACGAAGATGCGCCCGACGATGTCGCCATTGTCGCCTTCGGCCGTATCCGATTGGATGTTCGACCGCAGCTGTCCTGTCCTGACGTTCAGGACCTCCCCGCTGACCTTTTGCTTGGCCCGGTTCTCGACGGCCAGCGACAGGGCGCGGACCTTGGCGTAGACCTTGGCGTGGGCTTCCTCGCCCAGCTTACCGAACTTGGCGACGGTCGCATCGACCCCTGTAATGATGATATCGCTGACGAGCACGGCTAGACCGCTATCGCAAAGTTGCGGAAGCTGGCGATTGCCAGCTTGATGTACTTGGGAATGTCATTGACGATGTAGCTGATCGTCTCCTGACCACCAAGCGTCTTGCTGGCGACGCCGATCCGGTCCTTGTACTGCCACTGCTCGGCAAGCCACTGGACGACCGCGCCTTCGATCGCATCCGGGATGTAGCTGTAGGAGAGCAGGACGTCGGCGCCGACATCCCCAAGGCTAAAGGTGTAGTAATCGGTCGCGCCCGTTCCGATCAAAGGCTTGGGCGCGACATACTGTCCGGTCGCCGGGGCCGAAGCGACCGCGACCAACGGCGTTCCATCCGCATAGGTGACGCCGATGTCTTCGGCGATGATCCCATAGGTCTGGAGCGGCGTGACCTTGAAGGGGGTCGCAGGGACCACAGCCGGCTCGGCCAGCATGGCATAGCCGGAGGTGTAGCCAATGGCGATATTCGCCGTGCCCCTCGTGAACGCATACCCGGCCAGAAGCACCAGCTGTGGGGTGCCCGGCGGGATGCCGTTATAAGGCTCAAACCAGAAGCCGCTGCCGATTGGCGGGGTCGGGTTGACCGGCACGTCGAGGGTGTTGATCGCGATGCTCTCTATGGAAAGCACCGGGTAGTTAGGTAGCATGATCTTAGGGTTGCCGGACCCGGAGAGCAGCTCGTTGCGCGCCGTATACAGCAACGTATCGCGGCTGAGGTACTGGAGCACCGTTGCCGACATGCGCGTAATGTACTGTTGTAGCCGCAGGTCGATCGTGGCATCGTTGGAAGTGATGCCGAGGAAGGTCTTGACGCGCGCCAGCGTGGTGAGATCGTTGCGGGCCATCTAGGGCTTCGGGCAGATCGCAAAGGTCCGCTGCCCATCTCCCTTAATGTACTTCACGAAGCGGTGGTTGTCCTTGGCCCATTCTTCCAGGTAGGTCAGTTCCCCACCGTCCGCATCATCGGCAACAACATTGGCGCGCTGGATGCGGTCGCTGGCAAACCGGAACAACCCATCGCGGCCGAAGCGGCGCTGAGGGCCATCGCAGAAGACAAGCGCGTAGTCACCGGCCATGCCGTACGGCGTCTCGTACCAGACCGCATCGTCGGCATATTCGCGCAGAGGCGCGTAGAGCAGCTTGGAGCTTCCGTTGATGCCATGGCGCTTCAGCAGCGCCTTGGACTCGTCATAGTAGCCGCGGTCATGCTCCAGCGAATGGACGATGTTGCCCGTGCGCTCAGCAGCCAATGCCAAGACAAGCGTGCTAAGGCCGGACCCCGTCTCAAGGATCGGCCCATCGGCGTGGAGCGCCAATTCGTACAGCGCGGCCAGAAGCGTCGGTCCGGCGGGATAGGCCGATGAAAACTCATTGACGAGTGCTGCCCATGTGGCGCCCGTAGCCTTGTCGTTGCGGAGGTCGGAGACGGCTGAATAGAACTCCGACGAGGCCAGGTTGTTGAGGCTGCGCCAGTAGTCCCCCAAGGAGCCGGTCCACTCCTTGGTCCCCTCGTGCATCAGGAGCATCTCGGGGTCGACATGGACGAGGCCGCCCAAGGCCTGCCACTTGCGGCAGAAGTCGTAGTCGCCGGACCAGCGGTTGCCTTCCTCGAAGGTCCGCTCGAAGACGATCGTAATGGGCTTTTCCCCGGCCGGGGCAAAGCGACGGTGCTTGTTGTCTTCGTACAGCACCTCGATGACGCGGCGCTTGATCTTCATGAAGCCCGTCGAGGCGCCATTGGCGACGACCAGCCCGTTGTGGGAGAAGGTCGGGCCTTCGGGCATCCGCACGGGGAACGGGTCCTGATTGTCCGCGCGGCGGGGGTAGATGCCGGCGACGACGTCCTTGTCATGCCGGATTAGCTTGACCAGGTCGCTGGGGCGCCAGCCCACATCCGCATCCAGGAAGATCAGGCTGTCGCAGTCCGACAGCATGAACTCGCGGAGGATCACATTGCGCGCATCATCGACGTGGCAGTTCTCGCCAAGCACAAGGTGATCGATATCGATACCCTCATCGCGCAGAAGCCACAGGCTCTGGACAAGCGCGTGGCTGTGGCATGCGGCGAGCTTCCCCGTGTAGGTCGGCGTCGCCAGCATGACACGCCGTTGCCCCCCGGAGGGGCTGCGCGATAGGGCGATGCGGGCCAAGACTAGGCGGCGCCCTTGAGCAGGCCAAGCTCAACGATGTCCGCCCGCATCTGGATCAGAAGCGTCTCGACCTTGGGAAGGTCGACGATCAGCTTGTTGACCTGGGTCCGGTAGGACTTGGCAACGGTCGAGCTGGAGAAGCCCCAAACGCCGGCGGCTGCCGTGCTGAAGACCGTGGCGGCGATGGCGGTCAAGGTCGACGGGGTGAACGCGGCCTGTGAAGCGCTGGCAGGCTGGGCGATCTTGGTAGCCCCGTAGAAGCCGATCGTGTCGGCGGCGTCGGCACCGATCGTCGAATCCTCGATCGTCGCGCCGTCGAGGTTTCCGGAAGCCGGCGTCAAGAAACCGGCCTGCAGTGCGGCGGGGACGTCATCCGACGGGATGGTGATATTCCCGCTGGCATCGACATAGTAGACAGCGCCCGAAGCGGCGATAAAGCGGTTGACGCCCGTGGCTGCGGCAAGGGTAACGGTGGTCATGGAACAGAACCTCCAGGTGGGGATTGGGGTAGGCTTACTGCTTCTGCTCTCCGTGGATGTGGGCGAGCACCATTGCGCGGAGAGCGACGTTTGTGGTGCGGGGTGGAACCTGAATTTCGTTGGCCTCGCAGTACTCCATCAGAGCAAAGCGGTCGGCCTTGGCGACGCGCTCTTCCGCGGTGACGGTGCTGAGAGCGGGAGCGGGAGCGGGAGCGGCAGGGGCGCCGGGGGTGGCGGTCGATGCGACAACTCCAGCCGGGCTGTGCGTCTTGGCGTAAGCCTTGGCGGCGTCTTCGGGCGACCGGAAGAAGCCGTGGGACAGACAGACATCGATCGCGATGTCGGGGACGACGATCTGCTTGTTCGCGTCCGGCGCGAAGGTGCCGAATCCGGTGGCGAGTTCGCCTGAATCCGGGGTGCCGTATAGGGTCGTAAAGCCGTTCATCTCGAACTCCTCCTTGATGCTTCTACTGCTGTGGCTTTGGTTGCGGCGTCGGAACCGCATCCAGGCAGATCGCCGTCACCGTCGTATTGGCCGCCTTCAAGACAAGGCCGGCGGTGTCGCAGGCGTTGCTCTGCTTGGTGCAGGCCAGAACAAGCCCGATCTGAGCCCAGGAGACGGCCTGCCGCGCAAGCCCGCAGCTGTCGTTCTGGGCGGAAGTGGGAGTGCCGGGGGAGCTGAGGCAGCCGGAGAGGAGAACGGCCGCTGACAGCCCGGCCAGTAGCTGTAGGGAGGAGCGCATGGGCCTACCTCCCGTGGATATGAATGACGTTCATCAGATCCAGAAGGAACAGGATCAGCAGGATCGAGGCCATCAGGTTCAGGCCCCGATACCAGACCGTTCCGCCGGGGGCCGGGGTGGCGAAGTAGTAGCCGCCATGGCCGACGAGGACGAGGATCGTCATAACGATCAGGACGATGCGCAGCAATTCCATCAGGCTCATGGCTTTACAGCCTCCGCTATGATGACTGGTGCCGGGGCGGCAGCCAGTACGTCCGGGACCTTCGAGAGCATAAGGTCCGAGATGATCTTATCCGTGACGCCCAGCTTGTCGACCGCCTCCGGGTTCTTCTCGTGCACAGAGCGGATGACTTCGGAGAAGATAGCCGGGGTGCCGACGATGGAAGCGGCGGTCGCCAGCCCGGATTCCCCGCGCCGGGCAATGGCGGCCTTGAGTGCGTTTTCGACCGACTGGTGCAGCGCGTCCTTGAGGGCCTTGGCCTCCTCGACGCCGATCTTGTCGGAGTAGCGCTTGGTAATGATGCTTCCGAGGATGGCCATGCCAGCCGTCAACAGGGGCGCCAGGATGGAGAGGATAATTTCAAGGGTCGACATGGACTTCTCCTAATAGCCGCTGTTGTCGTAGACGATAAAGCACAAGGCGGCCGAGAACAGGATGCCCGCCCCGGCAAGCAAGAACAGCAGGCGGCGCGAAAGCGGGCGGGTTGTCATGATCTCCGAGGAGAAGAAGACCAGCACCCCACCCAGGTTGATGATCGCGAAGATGACCGGGAGCAGCTCGACCAACCAATCCAAGCGAAGCTTGATCCAGACCAGCGCACCCAGCCCGGCTAGGACCATGATGATCGAGATACCGCTCAGACCAAGAATGAGCGCGTTGACGGGGACCTGCCAGAAGGGCCGCTTATCCTTGCGGTCGATCCAGCCCCAGATCAGGATTCCGGTCGGGACGAAGCCCCAACCACTCCACAGCGCGACAGCCAACGCCAACCCCAAATCGCGCGGGAAGAAAATGACGAAGCAGGCGTGCGCCGTCATAATGAAGAGCATGCAAAAGAGCAGCCCGGCGACCGAACTATTTGTCGTACCTGTCTTTGCCATTATCCTGTCCATGAAGAATGAGCTGGGCATCGGCAAATAGAGCTTGACGGAGGGCGACGGCCTCCCCGTGGATTCTTGACGTCGCATCGCGGGCCTTGGCAATGGCGGCCGAGGCTTCGGGGTTCCCTTGAAGAAGGACCCGCACAAAGCGCTTGAGGCCACTAAAACCGCTCACTGGGAGCGCCGGCGCATCGTCAGGGCTTCGCGGAGCATCTGGCGGAATTCGCTGATGATCGCCGTCGTTGTCTGGCGCAGCTCCCCCATGGCCAGCTCCACGGCCTCCCTCGTGGAAGCTGAAGCTGTACGCGACTCCTGTAAGGCCAACCCAACCTCGACCGAGGCCTTGACAGCCTCCAGCGCAAGACTCTTGTTGTCGTCCGAGAGCACAATATTCCGGGAGTACAGCCGCCATATGACACCCGCTAGAAAGATGATGACCGCACCCATGACGCCAATGATCCACGAAAGGACCGAGATGACCGAACTCGTATCGACCACCGGGAGTTGGGCTGCGAGAAGAGCGGTCATCCCGTCAGCCTACTCCCTTTTTGTTTTAGCCTCGCTCAGCCCGCGCCTTCGCGCGGGCTTCTATCATCTTCGCCCGCCGGACAGGGTCGGCCCAGAAGGCCTTCATCTTCAAGACCCGCGCCGCCCGCTTCTTGTCAGTTTTGTTAACAAGTACAGCCGCAAGAGAAGCTTTTACCATGCGGGCATGGCCTTCTACGGTGCCTACCCGACGCTTCGCCGACCTGGACGCCCGCGCTCTCTGCTCGTCCGACCAATGCGCGCCTTTGTTCTGGCCACCGGTCTTCCGCCCACCAACGGCGGAACGCTCCCGAAGCTCAGGGCGCCGATCGTACAAACCTTTACGAGCCTCCCGATAGGCGGCACGCATCGAGCGCTTTCGGACCTTCCCCTTATTCGCGACGCCGATCTTGGCCCGGTGCTCCGCACTCTTGGGCCTGCCTTTATTCGCAGCGGAGATGCGCGCCTTGCCTTCCTCTGTATGGGGAATGCCGCCGCGGTACCCGCCGTAAGCGCACTTGTTGTAGCCGAACTCCATCTCGGTCGCCCGGTGCTTGGCGATCCAATAGGCTTCCCGTTCCAGAATGACATCAAGGCTTGGAACGACCTCGATGATCCGGTAAGAGAAGCTGTCGGCACCATCACGGGTGTAGGCCCGCTGTAGAT